TGCTAAAATGTTTTCATCAACTGAATAGTTTAATGATGAGTGCCCCGACAGGTTGACAGGATAAGTCAAAAGAGCGGCCCGGCGTCATAGTGTATGCAAAGATATTTTTGCGTACCTGTGGCGCCGGGCTTTTTTGTTACCCAGGAGATGAATATGCCAAAAAACGTACCTGCTGAATTGGAAGACAAGTTTGCAAGCTGCAAAGAGAAAGTCATGGAAAGCGGACAGAGCGAAGAAGCCGCTTACGGTATTTGCTATACCAGCGTGGTTGAGGGCAAAAGCCTGCCTGACGCGCACAAATCGTTTTACCTGTCCGAAGACGCCATGAAGTTTGGCCGCTCGATCAGCAAGGCCAATGCCGAAATTATCAAGGGCATTGTAGCGCTGGCAAAGCAACTCGTTCCGGATGAAGAAGATAAGCCGGAAGATGGCTCAGAAACTGAAACAGAAACGCCAGAGGTAGAAATGCCGGAAGGCGCCATGCAACCCGCGAAAGGGGGTGATCTGCTCATCTCTTACGGCAGCGCTGTCAAATCTCTCAATGGGAAGTTGGGCGGCTATGCTGTACGTTTTGGCGGTCAGGATCTGGCGGGCGAAGGATTCAGCCGAAGTACAAATTATGGCTTTGCAGGTGAGACCACAAAGAAAGTGGACATCATGCTGCACCATGCCCAACCGATGGGCACAAAATCCGGTCATAGTGTCCGGGTAACCGACCCGATTGGCAAAGCCACGCTGAAGATGGCGGAGGATGGGATCATTATCGAAGACGCCATTCTGTACACCGCTGAGAAATACGCGAAATACCTGGATAAACTCGGCTGGTCCACCGGTGCCGCTGCTCATGCCGTAGTGCGCGATGGCGCAACCATCAAACAATGGCAGATAGCCGAAGTCAGTCTGACACCATTCCCGGCTGAGCCACGCAATATGGTAGCAGCCAAAAGCCTGGCAGATATGCCCTCGGATGTGGACGATGACGAGATTGACTTTCGCGAAATTGGGCGCCAGGTTGGATCTGCAATAGCAAAGCAATTACGCCAGGCCGCAGGCTAAGCGGACGGCGATAAAGCACATAATCCATTCATCAAAAAAAGGAAAAATATTATGGAAACTGAAGAAATCAAACAAGCAGTAGCGGAAGGCATCTCTGAAGGTGTCAAATCCGCGCTTGCCAGCCTTCCTGCGGTCGAAACAAAATCAACCATCGTTGTTACCGAGGATGCTGGCGATCGTAAATTCCACTCGCTGGCCGAACAAGCCCGCGCCATCAAGAATGACGTGATGAGCATGGGGCGCAACACTCACCCCCGCTTGCAGGCTCTCAAGTCGCTTGAAATCGAAGCCATGAAAGCCAGCGGAGCATCCGAAGGCGTACCGGCTGATGGTGGTTATTTGCTCGAACCCACCCTGGTGGCTGAAGTCATCAAGCCCATCCACGAAGAAGGGCCATACACCCGTGCCGCTCGCCGCTTGCCCGTTTCCTCAAATAGTAATTATGGCTGGCTCAACGGCGTAGACGAAACCAGCCGTGTGACCGGGTCCCGTTGGGGTGGCATTCAGGGTTATCGCCTGAACGAAGGCGGAACCAAGACCGCCAGCAAGCCGAAATTCCGCCGTATTAATTGGGAATTGAAGAAATATGCCGCTGTTGTTTATGGCACTGATGAGCTGCTTCAGGATGCCGCCATGTTCAGCGAAATCGTGAATGTGGGCTGCCGCGAAGAACTGATGTTCATGGCCAATGACGATGTATTGAATGGCTCTGGCGTTGGTGGCCCGCAAGGCGTCCTGGCTTCAGGCGCTCTGGTTGGGATTGCTCGCGTAGATGCGAACAAGATCCAGCACGCTGATATTGTTGCCATGTGGGCGCGTATGTCTTCCCGCAACAAGCCCAATGCCGCCTGGTACATCAACAGCGAGGTTCATCCTCAGCTTGATGCGCTGTACTTCCCCGGATCGACCACTAGCGTGCTTTCCCCGTATATTTCTTACGGGCAAGATGGCGTCATGCGCATCTATGGCCGCCCGGTCATCGAGACCGAATTCAACCCGGCGCTGGGAACCCAGGGAGATATTCTCCTGGCGGACATGCGCGAATACCTGTACTGGGAAAAGACAGATATTCAGTCCGCGACCAGCATCCACGTGCAGTTCCTGACCGATGAGACTACCTTCCGCTTTGTGTACCGCTGTGACGGACAGACTTCAATGTCTTCCCCCGTCACCCCCTACAAGGGAAGCTCTACTCAGTCCGCTTTTGTCAGCCTGACCGCTGCCAGCTAACCAACCTTTCAGTGACCAGCCGGTGAGAAATCATTGGCTGGCGCCGACAATCAAACGAGGTGAAAAATGATTTATGACCGTTTTGCAAGTGGATTAAACACCATCCCGCTGTTATCCCCACAGGATACCGCAGCCACCGCGTTGACCACACCCTATGTCAAATTGGGTGGTGCTCATGGCGGAACCCTGTTCGTTCATTTTGGGACGGTGACCGGTGTATCCGATGACCAACCCGTGACTGTGACCTTGCTCGCTGCAACCGTTCAAGCTGGAACCGGCGCCTCGGCTGTGGCATTCAATTACCGCTTATCATCTGCCGTTGGGTCAAATGCCTGGGGCGATATTACAGCAGCCACAACTGCTGGGGCGGCACTCACAAGCATCTCTGTGGATGGCAAGATGTTAGCAATTGACATCGACCCATCAAAGATTTTGGCCGCTAAGGCTGATGCGATTTATGTCGCCGCTGTTGTAACCCCGGACGCTGCTTTGACCGTCACAAACGTGTCTGCATTCGTGCAGCTCGAACCGCGCGTTTCTCAATCCAGCATGATTTCCGCAACATAAACAATTGGGGCAGGTGTAACAGCCTGCCCCTTTCCCCATTATGAAAAAACTTGCAATTGTAGGAACCCACCCTGACACCCGCGATAACGCCCCCTGGAATGATGGGGATTTTGACATCTGGGTCTTTAACGAAGCGGCTATGGCCAACCCGATCGAGACGCCAGATGATCCTGCAAAACAATGGTGCAAGCGCTGGGATGCCTGTTTCCAGATGCACAAGCCCGAGATATACACCAGCCCGTTCAACCGCAGCAATACCAATCACTGGGATTGGCTGCAGAAACAGCACGGTGACAGACCTATCTATATGCAGGAACAGGACCCGCGCGTCCCTAACAGTTGTATTTATCCGCTCGACCAGGCCGTGGCGTTGACCGGAGAAAAGTATTTCACATCTTCCTTTGCGTATGCGCTCGCGCTTGCCGCGATCCAGGAAAGAACCTACATCGAAATTTACGGAAGCGACCTGGTCAGTAATACTGAGTACAGTTATCAAGCTGAGTGCTTTAAGTTCTGGCTTGCCTACCTGCGCGGCAGAGGCGTGACCGTGGTGATGAAGTGCTGGTCAAATGCGTTTATTGCGCCCATGTACGGGTATGAAGGCGAAGTGCAGCTTGGTACTGAGTATTACAAAGAGCGCATCCGCCATCACAATTCAAGCTGGCAAAGCGCCGATAAGAACCTGAGCAATATCAAGAAAGCCATTCAAAAACATCTTGATCACAAAGAATGGCAGAAGGTAAAAGATTTGATCCTGAGCTATCAGGAAGCAGCTTCGCAATGCGGTGCTTACTCGGGATCAATGTCAGAAGCAGAGCGTTATTCCAATTATGGCGAGCGAGCCATCTATCGCCAGGAATATGAGTACAGCATGGCCAGAAGTCAGAAGGATGGCGAAAACAAGCGCGTGATGATGTATCACGTGGGCGGCATGGTCGAATATGTCTGGAACATCGTCAACCAGACCGGGCATCCAAAAGCAATAACGCAATTATCAGAATTTATCTGGACAATGGGCCGCCACGCCTATGACGCAGGAGCGATGAAAGGCGTGTTTGATGAAAATGCAGTTTATATGAACCTGTTTGATGGTCTTATGCGGGCGGCTGGCGGTAAGAAATCGCTGGAAGCCGTTACGGGAGCCAGTCAATGACAATTACAAATGGTTATACAGACACCAGCACGATGAAAGGGCCGGATGTGCTGAACATCAGCGCGAGCGATACCACATCAGATGCCCTGCTGGAAGTAATCATTGAAGCAGCCAGCCGCACAATCGACAGTGACTGCGGGCGCTTCTTTTACAAATCGGCAACGGATGAAACGCGATATTACAGCGCGGAGTTTGCAGAGAAGCTGTTCTGCAATGATGACATCGTAACGATCACAGAACTGGCAACAGACGACGCAAACAACCGTACATGGTCAAGTTTATGGAGCGCATCCGCAGATTATGACCTGATTCCATACAACGCCACTGCGATGGGTAGACCGTACACATCCATTGAAATGACTTCCATCGGCGCGTACATCTTTCCGACCTACCCCAAAGCGGTGAAGATCACAGGCGTATTTGGATGGCCATCCGTACCGATGAAGATCAAGCAAGCCTGCATCCTGCTATCGGCACGCCTGTTCAAGCGACTTTCCACACCGCTGGGTGTGGCGAGTATGGCGAGTATGGGCGAGATCCAGGTACAGATCAAAGAAAAAGACGGCGATTATTACCACTTGATTAATGAGTTTGTGAGGAAGGTATGACCGCCAAACTGGACGCTGCCTGTATTCAAATCGCATCCGTGGTGCGTGCCGTGTCTGGAATACGCCAGGCGCATGACTACGCACCGGATAACCCCAACGCTTTCCCAGTAGCCGTGGTTTACCCGGCATTGGGGAACTTCGGAAACTACGCCATTGGTACTCAGCGCGGGCTGCACGACATCACAATTGACGTGCTGGAACCGCAACAGCAACAACAACTGGCGCGTTTTATGGCAGCGTTTATCCCATTTGTCGACAGCATACCAGCTGCATTATTGGCGCAAATGGCCAATACTGGTGGGCGCTTTGGCGCAACCATCGAAACATTTGACCGGGTTGACTACTCGTTTTTACCGCGCATTGATTATGCCGCTGACCCGATGCGCGGATACCGATTTATCATGCGCGGCGTCAAAATACTGACTTAGGAGATTGATAAATGGCAAACGGAATTGAAGCACTTCGCCGGATACAGATCGGCGCTGAAGCAACACAAGGCACAGCCG